CGTCGTCCGCCGCAAACACATAGGTTTGGCGGTCCTGGCCAAGAACAGTCACCGTGCCATCGCGGCGCGGGGGGATGTTGGTTTGCAGCTTCACGGCTTTCCTTCAAAGAAAAGGGGGCAGTCAGTCCGGCCGCCCCCACAAGGGCGCATCAGCGCCCATCCGACGGAGACAACCGAATCACACCATCCGGTAGTACACGGTCACGCCGATGGTCCCGGCCTGAGCGGTCGCAGCGGCGCCCGTAAACTGCACGCCGATCTTGCGGTTCACCTGGGACGGCTGCACCGAGCGCATCGCGGCGCTGGTCAGCAGGCCGGACACACCAGCGGCGCGGCCTTCCTGGCGGCCGGTCAACCAGGCGGCGCCGCCGTCAGCGGAGGCCGTCGAGATCGCGGTCTCGGCGTCGTTCACCACGCCAAGGCTGAACGACAGGGTCGGCGTACCGTTGGTATCCAGGCGGGTCGAATCGATCTCCACAAACATGGGGACCGCGCCGGCCGGCAGGATGCCCACCGAGCCGATGGAGTTCAGCGCCAGGTCGGCCGTGGTCAGGTCCACGGTGAAACGCTCGGCAGCCAGATTGATGTTCGACGGGGTGTCAACCGGGTTGCGCCCCGTCAGGAAGTCGGCCGAGGCACGGGCAGAAGCGGAAAAAGGCATGTCAGTTCTCCTTTAGTGCATCAGCGGGCGGCCGCAGCGGTATCGAGCGCGAACACGCCGAAGTCATTGTTCGTGCCGTCGATGTTCCAGGTCACCTTCTTGACGCCAAAGATGCTGGACGTGGTGATGACCACCTTGTCGCCGTTGTCGCGGGTTTCCTCGTGCCAGTCGAAGCGCAAGTTGGTGCCCGGCGAACCGAACGCCACCACCGCCGCCTGAGCGCCCAGGAACAGCGCGCGGGCCGCTTCCACGTTGGCACCGGCACCCGCGTTGTTGAAGCGGATGACGTTGCGATGGCTGTGCAGGATCACGCCGCGGTACATGCCGAGCGAGCCCTTGAACATCGGGTTGTTGCGGCCCTCGGCAGCGGCAGCGGACTTCTGGATGTCGAGCCACTGGCCAGTGTTGGTGTTCGACCGCAGATCGTCCTCCTGGAAGGTGTGCATCACGCACACGAAGGTCTCGGCGCCGTCGATCTTGCAGGGTTGCAGGACCGGGATGCCGGTCGCGCCGCCGCCCTGAGAGTCCGCCTTGGTCTTGGCGCGATCGATCAGACGCAGGTCGAACTTGTCGTTCGCGTCGATGTTGTTGAACGCGGTGGCGTCGTTGCCGTACAGCACGTGGTTGCTGGTCGGGGCCGACAGCGGGTTGTTGGCGCGGCCGGTGTAGCCGATCGGCAGCAGGAAGTTCGGGTTGATGCCGCGGGCGCCCGACAGGTAGATGAACAGCAGCTCATCCATCAGGCGCGCCCACCACTGCGACTGCTGGCGCTTGGCCTTCTCACGCAGATCGTGCAGCGTGCGCTTGCGCGTCATGCGGCCGCCCGTATTCACGCCACAGCGGGCTTGGTCGATGTAGATGGTGTCGGTATAGAAGCGCTGGGCCTCTTCCTTGCCCTCCAGGATCTCCTCGCCCTCGACCGGCGCCATGCGGAGCTCGGCCAGCAGGTCATAGCTGATCTGCTCGCCGGCGTCCGACTCCAGATCGGTCAGGATCTGGATGGGCACCTCGGCCTCGGCCCCGCGCTTCATGAAGCGCTGGTTGAAGTAGCTCTTTTGACTGGTGTCATAAGCGAGCAGGCCCGCCCACTTCTTGACAGCCTTGGCGTCATTCACGCCAATGATAGTCCTGGCCATTTTGGATACTCCTTAAAAGTTGGCACTTTTTTGGAGCACCTCATGCGCTCACGCTGCGATTAGCTTTTCAGCTAGGTTCCAAGGTTGTCATGCTTGGCACGACACAGGGCGGTCCGCTCTGCATCTTGATGGGCATCTCGCGCGGGGCCGTGATCCGCAAGCGCGACAGGTGGCCACTCTTGTGAAGTAGCTGCACCACCACCAGATCCGACACCCGGATGGACTCGCCTGGCCGGATGTCAAGGATCACGCTGGAATGCTTGGAATCAGGCATCAGCGGCCTCGCAGAAACTTCTCTCGTTGGGCCGGCGACATGCGGGCAATGGCCTCTTCAAACTCCAGCCCGTCCAATGCCAGCACATCAGAGAACTCGTCGCTCACGTCGCCCGGGCCATCGGAGCCCGGCACCTGCGCCAGCGTCGTTGGCGCGGCATCCACCGGGGGCTTGCGCTTGGCCTTGGCATCTGCCACCGGATCCTGAGACGCCGCCCGGCTCAACGGGACGCCACGCGCACGCATCACCGCCTTGTGCGCTTCGTTCCACAGCCAGTCACGGCCCTTGTCGCCATGCTCTTCCTGAAGCTCGGCCAGTAGGGTGTTGAACAGGTTGATGTTGCGCCGCTGGGTGTAGTCGATGCCGTCCGCCTTCACCCGCTCCACAAACCGGCGCTCGTAATCAGCCTGGGCCTGGCGCTGGTTCTGCTCGTTGATGCGGGCCAGCGTCTCAGCCGCGGCCTTCTGAATCAGCAGTTGCTCGCGCTCGGCCGCGATCTCGGCCAGGCCGGCGTCGCGCTCGTCGATGTCGATGTCGCCATCCTTGAAGCGCTGGCGCAGCTCTGCGTCGCGGGCCTTGAGCGCCGCGATCTTGTCGTCGTAGTCGCTCGGCAGTTGGTCGTCATACCGGGCGGGAGCCGGCACATCATCCGTGGCCGGCTTGGCCTCTGCGGCCTGCTCATCAACCCGTGGGGGCTCGGCGTCATCGGCCTTCGGTGCGGCCTTGCCCTCTACCGGCTCGGCGTCATCGTCCTCGTCATCCTCATCGTCGGCGTCGTCGTCATCGGACGCTTCGCCGGCGATCTTCTTGATCGTCTCGACTTCCTGGTCGTCGTACTCGCTGGCCTCAAAGGCCTCGCGCTCTTCCGGCGTCAGGGTGGACAGCAGTTCCTCGTCAACAGCACTCATGCGCTCTCCTTACAGCAGCAGTGGGGGATTCAGTCGTCATCGGAGGCCACCTTGGCGACCTCCATCATCTTTTTCTTGGCCAGCGCCTGGGCCTTGGCGTAGCGCTTGGGATCAGCCTTGATCTTCTCGGCCTCCATCAGCGTGTGCAGGTCAGACTCCGCGCGCCATTCCTCGTCGGGCTTGATGGCCACAACAGACTTCTTCGCCATGGATCACTCCTTCAGGGTTCGGGGGATGCTGGCATGCTTGCTACGTCACTGCCGCCTCAGCGCGCCCGCGATGGACGGCGCGACCTTCTCCACGCTGCGGCCGATCACGTAGCCGCCGAGCCCGAACTCGACGATCGACCAGAGCTTGAGATACTCGGCCTCGCTCAGGTTGGGCGCAGCCCAGCCGAACCAGCGCGCCACGATCAGTCCTGCGAAGGTGAGCATCACAATCGGGCGCCAGATAGCCGCCAGCCAGTGCTGGCTCTGCGCCTCGGTCTTGATGATGTCGGCAGCAGCGGCGTTCAGCTGGTGAGCATTGCGCCACAGCTCGGCCTGTATCTCCGCCTCCAGCTTGGCCGCCTCGGCGGGGTCTGGAAACTTGGCTCGGATGATGTCGCCCAGCAAAGGCACCAGGGCAGGGATCAGTGCTTGAATCATGGTCATGCCCCCATCAGGTCAGCGATGCGCCGCGCCCAGCCACGCCCGAAGGTGGGCCAGGTGGGAAGGTCGGTCATGAAGCGCAGGCGGGCGGACAGCATGCGGCGCAGCAGTGCCTGCGGATCAGTGGCACGCACAGCGCTCAGGGTGATCGGGCCGATGATGCCGTCGTCCTTCGCTCCGACCGCGCGCTGCAGCCACCGGATCGCCTGCCGGGGGCCGGAGTTCACCGCGGCGTCGAAAACGGCGTAGCGCACCGCAGCGGGCAGCTCATCCGCCCGGACAGCGTCCCAGTAGCGGTCCTTGTAGATGCGCTTGGCAAGGTCCACGGGCAGCTCGCGCATGTCGCCGCGATAGCCCGCCTCGCGGGCCACGGCCTCGGTGATACCGAAGCGCGTCTTGCCTCCGGGGTCGGCCGCGTGGTCGCTGAAGCCGCCCTCGTGCTTGAGCAGGGTGGTGAAGGCTTGGTCGAAGTTCATCAGAATAGCCCCGCCTTGCCGGCCACGAACATAGCAGCTGCGGTAGCCAGTGCCAACAACGCCGATTGCACCCACTCTGTCGCTTTGGTCTGCATCGGCTCGGCC